TATTGCAGGTATAAAAAGTTTAGGTATTTCAAAATTAGTAACAGCCGTTCCCGAATTAAAAGAGAGAGAATTAACGTTGGACTACATAAAAGAAAGATATAATCTTTTATTTGAAAACGATAAAAATAACAAATCAATTAAGAATTTATTAACCGGTGTTACTAAATTTGGTGTTTTGGGTGACGAGTTTTTTCAAGTCAACGAAAGATTAGTTAATCTTGAAAACCCCTTTTTAACCGAAGACGCAAAGGAATCCGTAATTTTACTTGTAAATGACTACATGGATTCAGATGGTCGTTCATATAAAAACACATTAAAAATGATGATTGAAGATGGTATATTTTCACTATTACCAAAATCAGATGATGCGTGGATTAAATTTTTAAATCCATTTTTAAGACTAACAAGAAAAGAAAAAAATAAAAAAACAATTAAAATTAAAACAAATGAATAATCAAGAACTATCAAAATTTGAATTTTTACTTACACTTGAAAACAACATCGTGTGTCAAAGGTTTTTTAATGTAAAAGAATATAATCCTGAGATTCGACATTCTTTGGATTTGTATTATGTTGTAAAAAATATTTGTGAAGAAATTAGTGATGATTTAAAAAGAAAAACTATGGACTATCTATATGATAATGTGGACTTTTTTCACGATTCAAACAATTTGGAATCACAAACAGATACAACAAATGAGTCCTTCGTTTTAGAAATTAAGTTGGGTGATGAAGTATTTATCAGAAATATGTTTCCCGCCAATTATTATCACCCTAAGGTAAGATATACTGTAGATATTCGTCCACACCTTAAAAGGTATTTGTCTGAATTAACAAGTATTTTATCGTCTAAAAATTTGGAAACTACTTTTTTAAATTACGAACTATAAAATAAAATAAATTATGTCAGAAAAGAATTTTGGTTTTTTAGGTGCATCATTTCAACAAACATTATTAAAGGCGATTATTGAAAATAAAAAATATGGGGAACAAATTATTGATGTAATTGAACATAAATATTTTGATAATACTTCATTTAGGTATATTACAACACACATTAAAGAGTATTATAAAAAATATAACAGAATTCCTGACTACCAAAGTTTGTCTCAGACGATTGTAATGGATTATGGTTCTCAAGAATTAGCGAGAGTTCATCTTGATACCATACAAGATTTAATGGATAACACCAAAGAAGACCCCATGGTCCAAGAGGAGGCGTTAAATTTTTGTAAGCAACAAAATCTTAAAAAAGAGATTAAACATGTAAACACCATTATTGAAAATGGTGCGTTTCAAGAATACCATAAAATTGAAGGGATAATACAGAAAGCTCTTAGAGTTGGGTTACCACCCGATGAAACTGTGGATGTGTTTCAAGACATCGACCGGGCCTTAGAAAAAGACAACAGATGTCCTATACCGACTGGTATTAGTGGATTGGATAGTGCACTTAAAGGTGGTTTAGGTAAAGGTGAATTGGGTGTCGTATTGGCGCCGACAGGTATAGGAAAATCAACGTTATTAACTTTATTTGCTAATACCGCATATAATCAAGGATTCAATGTTCTTCAAATCTTCTTTGAAGATAGTACAGACGTAATTAAACGTAAACACTATACTATATGGTCAGGGGTATCGCCGGATGAACAACCAGATAATAAAGAAGAAGTAAAAAATGCTGTTTTAGAAAAAAGTAAAAATAGTAAGGGGAGTCTTGATTTATTAAAACTACCAAGTGATTCTGTTACAATTTCTGAAATAAAAACAAGAGTCAGAAAAAGACTATCTGAAGGAAAAAAAATAGACTTATTAATAATTGACTATGTTGATTGTATATCACCAGAAAAATCACAATATGGTGAAGAATGGAAAGGTGAGGGTTCTGTAATGAGAAGTTTGGAGTCTATGACAAATGAATTTAACATGGTAATATGGACAGCAACTCAAGGTAATAGGGAATCTATTTCATCAGAGGTGGTTAATAGTGACCAAATGGGGGGTTCAATTAAAAAGGCTCAAATTGCTCACGTAATTTTATCCATAGGTAAAACGATTGAACAAAAAGAACACAAAATGGCCACCATGACCCTTATTAAATCAAGGATAGGTAAGGATGGGATTATATGGCAAAATTGTAAATTTGATAATGAATATTTGGTCATTGATACCGAATCACAAACAACACTTCTCGGGCATAAAGAAGAAAAACAAAAAGACAATGCGGCAAGAGCAAAAGAGGCTTTTATGAGAAGAAATCAAATGTTGAATACCATTTAAAAAAAAATTAAAATTATGAAAGAAAAGATTTTACAAGAAAATCCTGGACGTTTTGTCCTCTTCCCAATTGAATATCACGATATATGGAAACTCTATAAACAACAACAAGCTTGTTTTTGGACCGCAGAAGAAATCGATTTAAAAGACGATATCTACGATTGGGAAAATAAATTAAACGAAGATGAACAACATTTCGTAAAACACGTATTGGCGTTTTTCGCTGCATCAGATGGGATAGTAAATGAAAATTTGGCCATGAATTTTGTTAACGAGGTTCAATATACTGAATCCAAAATGTTTTATGGGTTTCAAATTATGATGGAAAACATTCATAGTGAGACCTACTCGTTGTTGATTGATACTTACATTAAAGATAAACAAGAACAGAATATATTATTCAATGCAATTGAAACAATTCCAGCGATTAAAAAGAAAGCGGAGTGGGCCATAAAATGGATTAATTCTGATTCATTCGTTGAAAGGTTAATCGCATTTGCAGCTGTCGAGGGGATTTTCTTTTCTGGTTCGTTTTGTTCCATATTTTGGTTAAAAAAGAGAGGTTTAATGCCGGGTCTAACATTCTCAAACGAATTAATTTCAAGAGATGAAGGAATGCATTGTGATTTTGCTTGTCACCTATATAACCAACATATCCAAAACAAATTATCTGAAAAGAAAATAAAGGAAATTATTTGCGGAGCGTTGGAGGTTGAGAAGGAATTTATTCTTGAAGCATTACCTGTTAGATTAATTGGTATGAATTCTGACCTAATGTCTCAGTATTTGGAATTTGTAACGGACAGATTATTAGTTTCCTTAAATTGTTCTAAAGTATATAATGTTGAAAACCCATTTGATTTTATGCAAAATATTGCTCTTCAAGGTAAAACTAACTTCTTTGAAAAAAGAGTTGCTGAATATCAAAAAGCGGGGGTTAACAATAGTGGTTCTATTGAAGAAATGAATGGCTCATTTGAAGATATTGATTTTTAAAATTTAAAAAAATATGAAAGTTAAAAAAAGAGATGGGTCATTAGAAGAAATGAGATATGACAAAATCACAAGAAGAATTCAAAATTTTTGTGACGATTTAAATCTTGAATATATTGACCCGACATGGATAACACTTAAAGTAACACAGGGTATATACGATGGTATATCAACAACGGAATTAGATGTATTGGCGGCGGAGACCGCGGCCTCTCTTGTTACTTCTCATTCAGACTATGCAAAATTGGCTGGTAGATTGGCAGTATCTAATTTACACAAAACAACACCAAAGAAATTTTCTCAATCAATAAAAGAATTACATTCTTTTGTTGAACCAAAAACAAACAAAGAATCTTCGTTAATATCTAACGAAACATATTCATTTGTTCAACAATATAAAGATGTTTTAGATGGCGCCATTGTTCAAGAAAGAGATTTTGATTTCGATTATTTTGGTTTTAAGACATTAGAACGTTCATATCTATTGAAGATTGGTAATCGTATTGTTGAAAGACCACAACACATGTATATGAGAGTTGCTGTTGGTATTTGTAATAACGACATTGAAAATGCTTTAAGGATTTATGATGATTTATCTCAACATTTTTATACCCACGCAACTCCAACATTATTTAATGCGGGAACACATAGACCACAAATGTCATCCTGTTTTTTGATTGGTAATAAAGGTGATGATATTGATGGTTTGTTTGACACAATAAAAGATGTTGCAAAAATATCTAAATGGGCGGGTGGTATTGGTTTACATGTTCACGATGTAAGAGGTAAGGGTGCGTATATTAAAGGGACCGGTGGTGAGTCAGATGGTTTATTACCGATGATGAAAACATACAACGAAGTTGCTCGCTGGATTAATCAATGTTTTACACCTGACACTTTATTATACACCAGTGAAGGTGTAAAAAGAATGGACGAATTACGAAATGGTGATTTAGTATTAACTAAAGAAAGAAAATATTCCGAAGTAGGTGAGGTTTTAGTTTATCACCAAAATGGTGGAATGATTGAGATTGAAACCAAATCAACCTTAAAACCACTAAGGTTAACAGATTCACATCCGTTGTTTGGGTTTAAGAACACATATAGTAGAATATCTAGAGAAAATAGTGAATTTCTTAATCAATTAGAAAAGGGTATTGTGACCCCTGATTGGATTGATAGTGGTGAATATAAAGTTGGCGATTTTATCGGTAAACCAATCCCAAAAGAAATTATTGATGTTGAAGATTTTACAGAAGACGACGCGTTTATTTATGGGTTATTATTGGGTGATGGTCACATTAGTAGAAAGGAAGTGGGTATATCATTTAATAAAATAACTAACGAAAACGAAGTTAATTTTGTTAAAGACTATTTAACTAAAAAAGGTATAAATTTTTGGGAACACAGTTCAGATGAAAGACCATATTTAAATGTGAGATTTTCATTATCTAAATTATCGTGGTTATCATATGAGTTACTTTATAATGATAAAAAAGAGAAAAGGATTCATTTAAAATATTCACATTTACCTTTAAATAAATCAATTAGAATTATTTTAGGGTTAATTAAATCGGACGGAGGTGTTTATAGAAAAAATGAAATACATTTCTATAACACTAGTGAACTATTAATTGAAAGTATGTCATATCAAATACTTAGATTTGGCGTTCCAACATATGGGGAATGGAGAGTTAGAGAGAATAATAGTGTTTATTTAAAAGAAAATGGTTGTAATAAAGAAAATACCTTATCGTGTGATTTAAGAATACCATCATTCAAAGAATTATCTGATTTGTTGAATATTGAACAGGTGACTAAGAAAAATTGGATAATATGGGATAATATTCTTTATACTAGAATCACAAGTGTAAAAATGTTAGATGATTATGATGGAAAAGTCTACGATTTAAAAATTAAAGAAAATAGCGATGACCCATCATATACTCTGACCAGTTGTTTAGTTCACAATGGGGGAAAAAGACGCGGTTCATTTGCTGTTTATCTTGAACCATGGCACTCAGATGTATTTGAGTTTATTGAATTAAGAAAAAACCACGGGAAAGAAGAATTAAGAGCCAGAGATTTATTTTTAGCAATGTGGGTTCCTGATTTATTTATGAAAAGAGTGGAACAAGATTTAGATTGGTCATTATTTTCACCAGATGAAGCACCTGGATTATCCGACGTGTACGATGACCCGTATTTGTTTACTCAAGAATTTACTGAACTTTATGAAAGATATGAGAAGGAAGGTAGAGCAAGAAAAGTCGTAAAGGCTAGAAAATTAATGGATGC